CGCAAACCGTATCAATGTCATTTGTTGTCAGTGGCGACGTCACGGAAACATTTAGCTAAACCAAACAATCGGGAGAAAAAATGAAACTACCAATTACGATCGAATACAACTCAGGCGAATCTGCAACATACATTGCAGCCCCGCCAGAGTGGGTAAAGTGGGAAAAAAGCACAGGCAATAACATTTCACAGGCACAGGACAAGATCGGCATTTCTGATTTGGTATTTCTTGCTTATCACGCCATGAAGCGTGAGGCAGCGGGCAAGCCAGTCAAGCCAATTGAAATTTGGACTGAAACAATCAGTGAAGTGGCAGTCGGTGAAGCAGTCCCAAAAGTTACCCAGTCGGAAGCCTAAATAGAATTATTTGGGAATTGTCAATTGCGACAAATTTACCCAAATCAGAATTTGAAACGGCGGAGGACATTTTGACAGTGATCGAAATACTGGAAGGACGGGCAAATGGCAGATGATGCAATCAGCTACGACAAGGCGGAATTACGTGCCATTACCCGTTCTTTTAAAGCAATGGACGATGAAGCCATTGGTCAAGCCAAAATTGTCTCGTCACAATTAGCTGATTTTGTTCGCACCAAAATTATTGCTGCATCGGGTCAAACCCGTAATTTGTTAGACGATCGCGTGGCGCAAAGTTCTAAGGTAAGCAAGTCGTCAAAACTTGGTGAAATTTCATTTGGTTTTGCGCGCGACAAATTAAGCGGCGGTGGTACGACGCAGCAACTTTGGGGCGGTGCTGAATTTGGTTCAAATAAGCATAAGCAATTTCCAGTTTGGTCAGGGCGTGAAGGTCGCGGCTCTCGTGGCTGGTTTATTTATCCGACCCTGCGAAGGGTTCAGCCTGACATTCTGAAACAATGGGAAGAAGGATTTTCAACAATAGTTAGGAAGTACGATTAATGGCTGCTGGCAGTCGTACCCTTAAACTTTCCATTTTGGCAGACGTTGCCGATTTATCTAAAGGCTTAAAGTCTGCAACAACTGACGTTGATTCATTCGGCACAAAAGCATCAGAATTTGGCAAAAAGGCTGCATTGGCATTTGCTGCTGCTGGCGTTGCTGCACTTGCTTTCGCAGCCGATGCGGTCAAGGCAGCAGCCCAAGATGAAGCGGCACAAAAAACACTTGCTGACACAATTTTGGCAACAACTAGCGCAACGGCTGCACAGGTCAAAGGCGTTGAGGATTACATAACCAAAACATCAATTGCCGTTGGTGTGGCAGATGATCAACTGCGACCAGCATTTGCTCGGTTGGTTCGTAGCACTCAAGATGTCGATGAAGCCCAGCGTTTACTAAATCTGGCACTTGATCTGTCAGTTGCCACTGGTAAGCCAGTCGAAACAATTTCGAACGCGCTTGGAAAAGCCTATGACGGCAATACCACTGCACTTGCAAAACTTGGTTTGGGACTTGACGCCAACCTGATTAAATCAAAAGACACTGGCGCAATCATTTCAGAATTAGAAACAAAATTTGGCGCATTTGCTGAAGGCGCAGCCGAGACAACGGCGGTCAAGTTTGAGCGCATGAAAATTGCAATGGACGAAGCCAAAGAGCAGATTGGGACGGCATTGTTGCCAGTAGTGCAACAACTCAGCGATTACATCTTGGTAACATTTGTGCCAAACCTGACGTCGTTTATTAACGGCATGACAGGTCAGGGCAGTCTTACCGAAGCCACAGAAAATGCAACAGACGGTGCGTTTAAGTTTGGCGATCAAGTAAGAAAAGTATTCAAAACGGTTGTGGAATTCAAAGATCAATTAATTGTCTTGACTGCAATTCTTGCCGCCGTTTTTGTTACAACTAAAATTGCTGCTGGTGTCACTGCAACAATTGCTCTCATTAAAAGCCTAATCGTTGCCTATAACTTGCTCAAATCATCGGCAATCGTGGCAGGCGTTGCATCGGCATTTGCACTAAACCCGTTGCTTGGCGTTGGCGCGGTAGCACTAGCAGCAGCAGTTTTGGCAGGTGCAAATGCGCTTGCGAATAACGGTAATGTTAATACGAGCAGTCTTGGCGCATCAACTGGTTCAATTCCATTTGCATCAGGTTTTGCTCCAACTGCAGTAGTTAGCGGTGGTGGTGGCACAGGCTTAAACGGCGGTGGCACAGGCTCAAACGGCGGTGGCACAGGCTCAAACGGCGGTGGTGGTGGTATTGCAGCGGTCGTCAAATCAGCCGCAATTGCTGGCGGTTTTACCGATTCCCAAAACGCAGCACGACTCACGGCAATGGGTTCAGGCGGTTTTACCGATTCCCAAAACGCAGCGCGAATTATCAACATCAACGTGTCAGGTGCAATTGACCAAGAAGGTACTGCCCGCACAATTGTGGACACATTGAACAATTCTTATTATCGCGGCACAGGTGGCGGCGGAAACCTTCAACTCACATGACGTCATGGTCGCCAGTTTGGAAAGTAGAAATTGACGGCGTTGCCTATACAAACGCCGTTTTAGCTAACCTTTCAATCACTAGCGGTCGTCGCAATATTTATGAGCAAGCCCAAGCAGGTTACGTCAATTTGCAATTGTTAGATGTCAATCAGTCAATTATTCCCGTCGCCATTAACTCAACAATTAGCGTTTCAATCAAAGACACAAGTGACGCATTTGTGCCAATCTTTGGCGGCAACGTTGTGGACATTGGGCTTTCAGTGCGCGACGTCGGTTCGACAATGTTTACCCAGACTTATTCGATCACGGCACTTGGCGCATTGGCGCGGTTGCCAAAGATTTTAACTGACGGCGTACTGTTAAAAGATTTTGACGGTAATCAGATTTACACTATTTTAAGCGCAGTTTTGTATAATACTTGGGCGCAAGTTCCGGGCGCGCTAACGTGGGCAACTTACAATCCGACGACAACGTGGGCAAATGCTGAAAACACTGGACTTGGCGAAATAGATCAACCAGGTGATTATGAATTGGCAGCAAGGTCAAGTGAGCGAATTGACGTTTATTCTTTGATTTCGGCATTAGCAACCTCTGGACTTGGCTACATTTACGAGGACGCTCAAGGTCGCATTGGTTATGGCGATGCTACTCATCGCACCCAGTATTTAGCAGCTAACGGCTACGTTGAATTAGATGCAAATCAAGCCCGAGCAGCAGGGCTGGAAATTCAAACTAGAGCAGGCGACGTCCGAAATGCCTTAACAATCAAATACGGTGCAACAAGTGCGAGCGAGCATTCAGTCAGTGACGCAGACTCAATTGCCACCTTTGGCACACTTGCCCAAATTGTGACAACAACCCTAGAAAATAGCGCAGATGCCATTGAACAGGGCAATTTTTACCTAGCACTACGCGCCCAACCGCAGCCTATTTTTAGCCAAATAACCTACGATTTAACAAATCCTGAATTAGATGATGCCGACCGAAACGCGCTACTTGGCGTATTTATGGGGCAGCCGCTAAATGTCGTAAATTTGCCGTTAAACATGAACGCAGGAAACTTCTTTGGTTTTGTTGAGGGCTGGTCATTCCAAGCCTCTTACAACCAACTATCAATCACGCTATTTGTTACGCCTATGGCTTACTCAATACAAGCAATGGCATGGCGAGACGTGCCAATAACTGAAAAATGGGACACCGTGTCGCCGACATTGGAATGGCAGTATGCGACAATAGTCGCATAGAAAAGGAGCAAAAATGGCAAACCCAACAACAAACTATGGTTTCGTCTTACCGACGGCAACCGATCTAGTTACCGACCTGCCAGCAGACTTTGATGTTGCGCTGCAAGGTGTGGATACGCAGATGTTTACAAATGCTGGAGCAGCAACACAAAAGGCAACGCTTACAACCAAAGGCGATTTATACGCTGCAACTGCTGCAAGCACACCTGATCGAATTGGCGTTGGCGCAAACAACACAGTTCTAACCGCTGACTCAACTGCTGCCACTGGTGTTAAATGGGCGGCCTCTGCTGCTGGTGCATTGTTTGCTGGCAACTTGACAACAGTATTAACTGCAACACTTACTCAAACAATTCCAACTGGAATTTACAATGCGTTTGCTTCCGACCTTGTGACTGTAACAGTCGGTGCAAATGTAACAACTCTTTTACGCGATATACCTAAAAGTATAAACATCACTGAGGCAGGTACTTCTATGGTTGTGAGTGCACCTACGGCACTTGATGCTGTCTATTGGACGCAACGCACGCTGCCAACTTCTGCAAATTGGTCAGCAGTAACCTTTGGCGCATCAACCTTCGTTGCAGTTGCGACTGGTTCCAGCATCGCTGCAACCTCAGCCGACGGCATTACTTGGACTCAACGCACACTGCCAGTTTCTGCAGCCTGGACATCAGTAACCTTCGGTGCATCAACCTTTGTTGCCGTTGCTGGTAGTAGTTCCACCATCGCTGCAACCTCAGCCGACGGAATTACTTGGACTCAACGCACGCTGCCAGTTGCTGCAAATTGGTCAGCAGTAACCTTTGGCGCATCAACCTTTGTTGCCGTTGCTGGTAGTAGTTCCACCATCGCTGCAACCTCAGCCGACGGAATTACTTGGACTCAACAAACTTTGCCTCTTTTTACAGCCTGGAAGTCAGTAACCTTTGGTGCATCAACCTTTCTTGCCGTTCCTAATACTACTGGCATTATCGCTGCAACCTCAGCCGACGGAATTACTTGGACTACACGCACGCTGCCAGTTTCTGGATCATGGACATCAGTAACCTTTGGTGCATCAACCTTTCTTGCCGTTCGTTCAAATTCCAACATCGCTGCTGCCTCAGCCGACGGAAGTACTTGGACTCAACGCACGCTGCCAGCTAACCCGAGTTTAGCAATGGCGAAACTGTGCCATTTTTAAGCCAGCCAGACTTTCCAAACTTTGACAAATGGACAAAGGCGGAAGCAAAAGCGTGGGCAGAAATTTACATCGCATCACTTGATGAGTCGGATTTATTTTATGCGCCAGAGGGTAAAGGTTTAGCCCGCAAAGCAAAGCCAACGCCAGAGGAAATTGCAGCGTGGGAAGCCGAACGGGCTAATGAGCGCACTGAAATCGGCTAACGTAATTGCAAAAGCCAAAGCAGACACAATCGTGACGTACCCAGCAGGTACAAACGCGCGGTTAATTGAGGTTGCAGCAGCTGAAATTGGCGTTGTTGAAACAGGCGACAACCTGACCAAATACGGCAAATTTACTAAAGCCGACGGTTTGCCGTGGTGTGGTTCATTTGTAAATTGGTGCGCAGATCAAGCAGGTGTAAAACTGCCGTCAATGGTTGGCACGGCAGCAGGTGCGCATAAGTTAAAAGAAGTGCAACGTTGGTCAAACATGCCGCAGTTAGGCTATTTGGCATTTATGGACTTTCCACATGACGGCGTTGATCGCATTTCACACATTGGAATTGTTGTGGGTTTAATTGACGAAAAGACTTGCATGACAATTGAAGGCAACACTAGCGGCACAGGCGATCAGCGCAACGGTGGCATGGTCATGGTCAAGGTTCGAA